GATGCTCGTACTATATCTACTGACGATAGTACAAATCTTTATATTGATGTTAAGAATAACTATTCAACAACTGCAAACAATAATTATTACCTCGCTGTCGGCGTAGGACATAAAGACGAGCGAACAAAGGCAGAAGAAGATTCGCGAAGCTTGTTTATCGATGTAGCTGGTAATATGAGTACATTTGTTGGAGCAAATGCAGCTACACAAATAAATGGTAATCATAGACATAAGACTTTAGGCAATAGTCGATTAACAGTAGAATATAGTTATGATGTAAAAGCAATGGCTCTCAATATTGCGACATTAACAGGTACTAAATTTAAAAGTGACGTTACTGTTGGTACAGCTACAGAAAAATATAACTTATTTGTCAATGGCTCATTAGGCACCTCAGTAGGAGCAAGTGATACATTTACTACTCCAACAGGTAGAACCGTCACAGTTAAAAATGGAATCGTAACGAGTATAGTATAATGAGTAGTTTTCAACCATCAATAGATGCAATAAACGAAGCGAAGAATGAATTAGATCGCGCTACCGGTGTTACGCTTGTAGAAAATCCTGATGGCAGTTTTAAATCAGTTCCAGGTGAATTTAGCTGTGAACGCTTAGAACTATTAATGGATGAACATATTCAAGCAGTAACTGACATGATGGATGCAAAGACTGCAGAGATTTCTGCTATCATGAGTTTGTATGCTCCTATTTTAAGTGTACCAAGTGATCCATTAAAGATTATTGGTTGGGCAAAAAAGGTAGTGACTGGAGTAGCTGGTCCTCAAGTAGCCGCAGCTATACAACTAGCAACTGAAATTGCTAGCTTAGCAAGTGCACTCGCTGGTTTGGCGTCTGCTGTAGCAAATGCTGCAACACGTTTGGCTGATTGTATTGAAAACGAAATACGCACAGCAATGGATGAAATTGTAACATCGGCTATGGATAATGCAATTAGCTTATACGATCAAGCTACTGCTATTTACGAGAATGTAAGAGATGATACACTTGATCAACTTGGCTATGACGAATTGCTTGCACTCGGCGGTGATGTACAAGCACAAATCGATGCGCTCGATACACAGTTGGCTAATATTGGCGATGCAACTACTGAGATCGATCAAGCTGTAACAGATCTCGATAATATTACAATACCAGGAACATATTAATGGGTTACGATACTTCAGCAATAACGCAATTACAATCTGACATTAGTACTTTACAAGGTGAGCTCTCTGCGTTGGAATCAACCAAATCAGCTGCGGCCGACGCGGCTGATGTTACGCCTGATCCATTAAACTTAAGTGGTAATAATGTTACTTTATCAGCCACAACAAATGTTACAATTCAAGTAGGCAGTAATTCTATTACGATTACAAGTGGCGGTATTACTATTAATGGTTCGGCTGTAGATCTACCAGCTGGATCAACCGTTGATGGTGAAACTATTATTACTGCAGATGTGTACGATGTTCATACACACGGATCAGGTGGATTAACTGCTAGTAGTAGCAGTACATTTAACCCATCTACTAATAGTGTATCTACATCTACTTCAATTGGTGGTAGTACCGCGGCTCCATAATAAATAGAAATTAAAAGAGAAACCCATGGGCGTTAAGACAGCAACGAAAAACGAAGAGTTTCAGATTAGTGCGAGTAGTCGCGATATCTTTAGCGATTTTAATCACACGTTTTTGCCTCATCCTAATACAGGTCAAATAGGCCGAAAAGTAAATGCTGATGCTGTTAAACTTGCAATTCGTAATCTGGTGTTGACGAATAAATATGAAAGGCTACGTAATCCATCGTTCGGCGGTAATATAAGTCATTATCTGTTTGAGCCGCTTGACAACGATACTGCACGTGAGATTAAAAACGATATTGAGTGGCTAGTAGAAACATACGAACCACGTGCACAAATAAGAGATATCTATTGTGTTGTTTCAGAAGATCAAAACTCAGTAGATGTAAGAATACAATTTAATGTCTTGACATCAAAAGATGTCGAAGATTTAGACCTCACACTATACCGAGTAAGATAAAATGGCTAGTAGCAACGATCTCACTACATTAGATTTTGCATCAATCAAAGAAAATCTAAAGACATATTTAAAAGATCAAGATCTCTTTAGAGACTATGACTTCGAAGCTTCTAATATCAATGTACTATTGGATGTTTTAGCATATAATACTAACCTCAATAGTTTCTATCTGAATATGGTTGCAAACGAAATGTTTCTCGATTCTGCATTGCTTCGAGATTCTATTGTTTCACATGCAAAAGAACTCAACTATATTCCACGATCTTTTAGATCTGCACAAGCTGAAGTTGATATTTTTCTTACAGATAGCTCTGAAAATGCTACGGTATTGATTCCGCGCGGAACATCTTTTACTGGTACTGCTGGTAATCGTAATTTTACATTTACTACTAATGAAAATATTCAAGCGCTAAGTACTGCAAATGTAAATGAGTTTTTGGCAAGTAACGTCGTACTATATGAAGGAGATTACGTACAAGATTCTTACGTAGCTGATACACAAAATCCAGTTCGTTATCTTATCACTAACAAAACAATTGATACAACAAGCTTGCGAGTAACTGTAATCGAAGATAACGGTGCTAATGTGTTGAATTACGATATTCGTGATTCACTATTTGGTCTTGGAGCAACGAGCCAAGTATTCTTCTTGCAAGCAGCAGAAAATGATACATATGAGATTGTATTTGGCGACGGTGTAATAGGTCGACCACCTAAAAATAATTCTATTGTACTTATTGAATATCGAGCATGTAATGGTGAGTTGCCTAATGGTATTGGTACTTTTACAGCGGACGATGATATTAATACAGCTACAGTTACACGTATCAGTGTTAAGTCTAAAACATCAGGCGGTGCGATTCCAGAATCAATCGAATCTATTAAATTCAATGCGCCACGGGCATTTACAACTCAAGAACGTGTTGTAACTGCACAAGATTATGCTACGCTACTCAAAGCAAATTTCTCAGAAATCAATGATGTAGCGGCATATGGTGGTGAAGAGTTTGATCCTCCGCAATTTGGTAAAGTTATTATTGCTGTTGATCTTAAAAATACTGATGCATTGCCAGATACGTATCGAGCAAAATATCGCGACTTTATCAAACCTCGTAGCCCCTTGTCAATCGACCCTGTGTTTATTGTACCAAATTATATGTACTTAAGTATTGGGTCTAAAGTGAAGTATGATATTACACAAACAGCTTTAGGCGTAGATGATATGAAGAGTCTTATTGTATCAGCTATTCAATCATTTAACTTTAATAGCTTAAACGGATTTAATAAGACTCTTCGTTACAGTAAGTTGGTAGCAGCAATCGATTCAGCTCAAGAATCTGTTGTAAGTAATGATACTGATGTAGAAGTTACACAATTTGTATTACTCGATATTGCTGAACGTAAAAATTATACTGTTGATTTTGGTATGCAGCTAATTAATGATATTGGTCAAAAGCTTGGTGATCACCCATCAAATCAAAGAGCTGTTGTACATACTGATACGTTCCTCTTTCAAGGTGAGCAGTGTGCTATCGAAGATGATGGTATCGGCAATCTTAATATTATTAAATCTACACCAGACACACACACTGTGTTGACTGAAATTGGTAAGGTAAATTATGAAACAGGTATACTCACTATTAATAATTTCTTGCCTCAAGATCAAAAACCAATGTTAAAGATGACTGTACGGCCTCGCGAGAAAGATGTAACTGCAAAGAATCGTTCTATTCTACGCGTATTAGATGCAGATATTAATGTAAGAATCGAACAGGTTAGAATTTAATGGCGATCGATGTAGAAAAAAGTATATCGCAATTAGTTGCGAATCAATTCCCTGACTTTTATAAATCAGAAGGGGAACTTTTTATTGCATTTGTAAAGGCATATTATGAGTGGTTAGAAACAACACAGTTTGATGTAGATGGCACAATTGTACAAAACCCTGCAGAAATCATTCATCATTCACGTAAATTATCAGAGTATAGAGATATTGATACTACTCTTGATGATTTTATTCTGTCATTTAAAAATAAGTATCTCTCTAATATCCAATTTAACGTTGCTACAAATAAGCAGCTGTTCATTAAGAATGCATTAGAATTCTATCGTGCAAAAGGTTCTTCGCGGGCCGTTGACTTATTC